GAAGAAGATATAGATAATGATTTATTATTAAAAAAAGAAAAAGAAGAAAAATTACAACAACGATTTATTGAATGTTTAAATTCTTTTAATATAAATGCTATTAGTGAATGTATAAAATATCTTGATGAGTTGCCGTTTGAAGTTATAGATTATGTGCTGTCGAAAACGTCGGGAATTAAATGTCCTAACTGGAATTATGCGAATACGATACTGCAGGATTATGTAAAAAGAAAGATAGATTCTGTAGAAAAAATACAAGCAGAGGAAAGTGGGTTTAAAAATCAAAAGCAAGACACAAGCAAGGTGGTGGACTTTTAAATGAACAAGGAAGAGTTTAAAAATCAAATTGCTAGAGTACAAATAGCATATAATAAAATTTTTTCAAGAGAAGAAATGATGTTATGGTATGAAGAATTTAGAAATGAAGATAAATCTGAATTTGAAAAGGCTATAAATAAAACCATAAAAGAAGTTGTGTATATGCCTAAAGTAGCAGATGTAAGAACAAGAATGACAATTAGTAGAGACGGACATTACATAAATGATCCTTTTGTAAATTTATACACAAATAAAAATGTTTTTAGAAATTTTAAGGAGAGTGAAACAAATGAATAAAATTAGTGAAGAAACAAGAAGAGAAGCAAACGAAAAAGTAGAGAAAACGAAAAGAGAAATACAAGTATTAAAAATACTTAGTGAATATAAAGAACTAACAGCCAAACAAGTAGCAAGATATATGGCATACCGAGGATATACAAAAGAGATAGACTACAACCATGCAAGACCAAGGCTAACCAGTTTGCTGGAAAAAAGACAAGTATGTATAGTAGGGAAAGAATTGGACCTAGAAACACACTGCAAGGAAGTAGTGTATCAAATAACAGAATCAGGAAGAAAGAGGCTAAACAATGTTTAAAATAGTATTAATAATTATATTCTGTATCTGTTTATACGAAGCAGGAAAAATGCAGGGAGAAAAGGAAACACTAGAAAGAGTGAGAAGATACATAAAAACATCTGTAAATTGGGATAAATTCATGGAAAAGATATCAGTGGAATTTAACCAGTACAATTTTAAGGAGTAGAGAATGAAATACAATTATCCAGAATTGAAAGGTGAATGTATAAAATGCGGTCGGTTGTATGAGATTAGAAGATATTAATTTTGTTGGAGTAGAAGAATGTGAATACTCAGAAAAGCCGATTAAGAAAAATATAGATTTAGGAGAGCAAATGAGAATATGAAAATACTAGCGATAGATCCTGGCGATATAGAAAGCGCATATTGTTTTATCAATGAAGAAACATATGAGCCAGAAGAGTTTGGAAAAGTAAAAAATGAAAGATTATTAAATATAATATATGACCAGTTATCTAATAGTGTTAATTACTATACAATGGTTATTGAAATGATAGCAAGTTATGGAATGCCAGTTGGAAAAGAAGTTTTTGAGACTTGTGTATGGATTGGAAGATTTATAGAGGCATACGATAAGGATTATAAATTTATATACAGAAAAGAAGAAAAAATGAACTTGTGTCATTCTATGAAAGCTAAAGATAGCAACATTAGACAAGCATTAATAGATAGATTTGGTGTAGTTGGAACTAAGAAGAATCCAGGTTGGTTTTATGGTTTTAAAGCAGATATCTGGGCCGCATATGCAGTGGGGTGTACATATTTAGATAAAATGAAAGGAGAAAATACATGGCAGATGTAATTGATAATGAAGAATTAATCGCAACAAGGAGATTAAACGGAGTAGATGATAATTTATACAAAGAAGAAAAGGAAGCAATTTTGAAAAGAAAAGCGAAAGAGCTAGATGATTTAGATAATTTTGCAGATTTGTTAAGACCAGAGCAGAGATATTATAGCAATATAATCAAAAGACTAGTTCAAAATGCTAGAAATGGAGGTAAACAATGATAATAATTAATCAAGACAAAAATGAATTAGTAAATTTTGATAATATAATGTGCATAAATATAACTAATTGTGAAGAAGATGGTTATTTAATATCTGCAGGTTTTGTAGTTGGAAGAGATGATAATTATAGAGATTTAGGATATTACAATAAAGAAATTGTAGAGCTTACTAGAATATTGGAACATATTTTATCAGATTATAAAAGAGTATTAAAAGAGAATGAATTGTTAAGACAACAAAATATATCATATAAAAATAATATTCATGAATTAAAGAAAGTGAGGAATAAATGAACGAGGAAGAAAAGAATGCAGTTGAAAGAATAGAAGATACCTTTTATAGTGATTTAGGAAAAGGCATAAATAAATTTCAAAAAATAACATTGTACGAAGATAGCATTAAAGATGTTAGAATATTATTAAATCTAATAGAAAAACTACAAAAAGAGAATGAAGAATTAAAACAAGATAGAAACAATAATTATCAAATGATAGCATTAGCACAAAATGAAGTGTTAGGATATATGCAAGGATATGAAGATGGTAAGAAATTAAAGAGAAGTGCTGTTGCATGTGTAGTAGAAAATCAACAGTATTATATAATAAAGAAAGAAATTGAACATTATAAAGAATATATAGAAAAACTACAAAAAGAAAATGAAGAATTAAAGAATAAATTATTAGATACTTTAGAAGGTCAAAAAGTAATCAAAGAAGAAACACCACAATATATTAAAGAAAATTTTATTCCAGTTCAAAAGATAAAAGACAAGATAGAAAAATTAAATGATGAATCTCATGCAGAAGAACTTGAAGATATAATGATTGGAAAAAATTATACTATCACAGAATTAGTTCAATATGTTTTACAAGAACTAATAGAAGAAAGTGAGGAAAAATAGATGAAAAAAATTTTTATAGGATTGGGAATAATATTAGGGATAGTTTTAATAATAGCAGGAGATTTTATAGGAACAAATAATGCTGCAATAAATTTAGAAGAACAAATAAAAGAAAGTAGTTCAAGTATGAAAATTCAAGAAAAAAGAAGAGAGGATTTAATTTTTAACTTAGTTGATACAATACAAAGTTATAATAAATATGAACAAGATACAATAACAAAGATTGTAGAGGCTAGATCAAATGCTAACAATGGAAATGTAGAAGAGGCAGAAACATTAATAAATGCAGTTGTAGAAAAGTATCCAGAATTGAAAAGTAATGAAAATTATAAGACTTTAATGACAGAATTAGCCATAACAGAAAATTTAATAGCAGAACATAGGAACAATTACAATATTCAAGTAAAACAATATAATAAACATATAAAAAAATTTCCTAATAGTATGATACTTAACATAATGGGATATGAAAAGTTAGATAATACATATTTAGAATATGAGGTTTCAGAAAATGCACCCAAAAATCTATTTGGCGAATAGAGGTGTAAAGAATGAAATTTGAAAATTTTAAAGTTACAAAGAGAGAAACATTGGTTGCAATAGCAATAACATTAGCATTGATAGGATTAGGAATTATTATTTCTGAAGCAATAAAAAATAATGTAAATGAATCTAATGAGAAATATTATAAAGCTTTAAAAATAAATAATGATGAAGAAATGTTTAAGTATGCAATAAAAACAAATGTTGGATATACATTAGCTAGTGGAACAATAAGAGCAATAAATGGAATCTCAATTGATGAATTAGATGGAATATACTTAAGCATAAAAAAAGTAAAAGAAGAATATAGAAAACATTATAGAGAAGAAAAACATACTAGAATAAAGTCTGATGGGACAGAAGAAATATATTATACAACAGAAGAATATTGGACATGGGATTATGTAGAGGAAGAAAAAATTCATGTTGATAAGTTCAATTTCCTTGGGGTTGATTTTGATTATGATACAATAGAATTTTATAATCAAAGCTATAATACAACTAAAGAAGTAGAATATCATATAAGATATGAATATTATACAATTTCAAGCGAATTTGAAGGAACATTATTTACATACATAAATAACAATACTATAACTCAAAATAAATTTTCTACAAATAAAACAATTAATGAGATTGTTAAATCAAAAGAAGATGATGTGAATTTTATAAATGCAATATTTTGGATAACTTGGATTATATTTATTACACTTATAGATTTTGGCTATGTATATTTAGAAAATAATTATTTAGAAGATTAAAGAAAGGAAATACACAAATGAAGATACCTAAAATAATAAGTAAAAACAATCACGAGTACGTATTTGTAAAAGAATATTCAAATTTTATAATGTATGAAGATATGATAACGCATTGTAAAGAATGTTTTAAATATAGCGATTTAGGATTAGTAAAAGAAGTAGTAAAACCACCAAGAGCAGATTTGAATGTAGAAAAAGTAAAATTTTAAGGAGGTACATATGAGTAAATACATAAAAGAAGATTTAGAAAAAATGTTGAGAGAACATAATAAGAATCAAGCTAAGTTAACAGAAATTGAATTAAAAAAAGAAGAATATGAAAAAAGATTAGAGTATGCAGGAACAGTTAACGAAGAAACTGACAAAGAAGTAATAAAAAGTATGCAATTATCGGGACAAGCATATGACAATATACATGGAAATACAAATAAGATCTCAGATACAACAGCAAATACTGCAATTTCATATTCAAAAGAAATGCATCATGTTAATTTTGAAGATAGAGCTTTTTTAGAAAGAAAAATAGAAGAATTACTTGAAATAAAGGAAAACTTAGATAAGAAGATAGTAAGAATTAAAAACTTATTACAACAATTATCAGCGGAAGAAGAGTTTATTATAAAAATATACTATATGCAAAAATCGAAATGGGATTATGTTTCTCAACAATATTGTGTTGAGTTTCAAAAACCAAAATCAATAAATCAATTGTTAAATATAAGAGATTCTGCAATAGAAAGCATGTTAGATGTATTAAATACAGGAGAATGAAAAATTGTGATAAAATTGTGATGAAATTTGGATGCAATTTTGATTCTAAGGTATTATAATTATAATAGATAAATTATAAAAAGTCGCAGATATGAAAAATATCTCAAAGGCCAAGCGACTAAAGTATTTGCAAAAGCAATTTGTTTGTTTGTGTAAGAGTAAATGTTTTAAATGTTTACTCTTTTATTATTTTTTGAAAGGAATAGGAAAAATGGAATTTAAAAAAGCATATGAAGCATTAAAACAAGGGCATAAAATAAAAAGAGAACACTGGAAAGGTTATTGGGTAAAAGAAAATGGAACAATAACAATGCATTGTAAAGATGGAAGTGTAATCCCTTTTTTAGAAACAGAAGATATATTTGTAGATTTAGATAATATTGTTGCAGACAACTGGATTATTTGTGATGACATAGATGAAACAAAATTAAACATTCAAACATTTACATTTGGAGAAGCAATATCAAATCTTAAAAGAGGGAAAAGAGTACAAAGGCAAGGTTGGAATGGAAAAAATCAATATATAGAGCTTGCAACTAATATCAGTTATAAAAATACTAATGCTGAAGTAGTAAATGCAGAACATGATGCAATAGGAAATAAAGCAATAGCATTTGTAGGAACATCAGGAGTACAATTGGGTTGGCTAGCCAGTCAAGCTGATATGCTAGCAGAAGATTGGAAAGTAGTAGAGTAGCAATTAATATAAAGGAGAAAGACACTTGGAAGAAATAAAAAAGAAAGATTTAAAAAAGTTTGTAAGCAGAGAAATTATATATTGTATAATATATGTAGTTGTGTCATTTATATTATTATTTAAGCAAAATACATTCTTGTGTGGTGCGATAATTACGTTTATTTATGCAATTATAATTGATATAGATGCAAGAATATCAGCTGAAAGAACATTAAAGAAAATAGAAGATGTGCAAAATCAACACAAAAATTAATAAAATATTCACAAGAGTTTATCAGAAGTGGTAAGCTCTTTTATTATGTTAAATAACAGATAGCAAGTAGTGATATAACATAGAAACAGCAGATTGGCAAAAAGTAGAACTGGTATAGTATCGAAGAATAAGCCGATTAGTTCTAGGGTGCAATATTCTATAACTATATCATTACTTGGTGTTTATTAAATGAAAGAGGTGTTTATGGAAAATGAAGAAAGAATAAATGAATATATAAAACAATGTTGTAGTAATTGTAAAAATAAATCAAATTGTAAAATAAAAGTGTTTGAAACAGAAGATATAATTTATACCAAATGTGAAAATTATCAGCAAGAAAAGAAATTAGAAGGATATAAAAGACCAATTGTAAAAACGGCGGGAAGGAAATTAGAAATATGAAATGGACAAAACAAAAATGTAAAGAAAAAGGACTTAAGTATTGGAGTGCAAAAGATTATTTAAAAAATCATAAAACAATGACATCAATAATTTAGGAGGAATCAATGAAATTTAAAATAAACAACAGAGAATGGACAATAACAGAAGTATCTCAACAAGCGATAAAGAATATGCAAAACATAAGAAAAGCTAATGAAGAAGAAAATCTAAAATCAATAGATATGAGATATTATGGAATTACATATTGTGATACTTTAAAAATATATATTGATGAAGATTTACCAGAAGATAGAAAAAAATCAACTTTAATTCATGAACTAACACATTGCTATATAGATAATTATATAACACATTGCGAAAAACAATATTCAGAAGAAGATGTTGCTGATATAGTATCAAATTCTTATGATATTATTCATGAAATAGTAGATAAATATTTTGAAGAAAAATAAAGATTAAATAGAAAGAGAGGTGATCTTATATGACAGATGCACAAAAAAGATTTTGTGATGAGTATTTAATAGACCTTAATGCAACAAGAGCATATAAGGTTGCTTATTTGAGATGTAAAAAAGATGAAACGGCTAATGTGAATGGCAGCAAATTACTAAGAAATGCTAAGGTTCAAGAATACATATCAGAAAGAATGAAAGAACGAGAAAAAAGAACTGAAATAACTCAAGACATGGTAATAAAAGAGCTGGCTAAAATAGCATTTTTAGACATAAGAAAACTATATACAGAAAATGGACAATTAAAAAACATAGCTGATATGGATAGTGAAACTGCAGGGGCAATATCATCATTAGAAACATTAGAAGAATACGAAGGATATAGAGATGACAGAGAAAAAATAGGAGATACTCAAAAAGTAAAACTATTAGATAAAACAAAAGCTCTTGAATTGCTAGGAAGACATTTAGGAATGTTTAAAGAAAAGGTAACGATTGATGGTAATGTTAATACCAATAATCCATTTTCAGGAATGTCAACAGAAGAATTGAGAAAGATACTAAATGAATAATGATGTAAAAGAAAAAATAAAAGAGCAAGCACGTTTAGAATTAGCTAGACGTGATTTTTTTGAGTATTGCAAATTAACCGCATATGATTTTTATAAAGAAGAACGAGGCTTTTTAAAAGATTTATGCTATCAATTACAAGATTTTTATAAGAGTGATGAAAAAGTATGCGTAATTAATATGCCACCTAGACATCGGTAAATCTAGAACTGCTGGGAAATTTGTAGAATGGGTATTAGGAACAAACCCAAATGAAAAAATAATGACAGGATCGTACAACGAAGATCTATCAAGTTCATTTGCAAAATCAGTAAGAGACACAATAGCCTCTGAAAAAACAGAAGGTGTAATTGTGTATAATGATATATTTCCTAATACAAAAATTAAAGATGGTGAAGCAACACAAAAAAAGTGGGCATTAGCTGGGAGTAAAGTATCAAATTATCTAGCAACGTCACCGACAGGTACAGCAACTGGTTTTGGTTGTACAATAATGATAATAGATGACCTTATAAAAAATGCAAAAGAAGCCTATAACGAAAATACATTAAAAAATCATATAGACTGGTTTAATAATACAATGTTATCAAGGACAGAAAATGGATTTAAGCTAATTATAATAATGACAAGATGGTCTAGTAATGATTTAGCAGGATATATATTAGAGAATTATTCTAATGTAAGACATATAAATTACAAAGCAGTCCAAGAAGATGGCTCAATGTTGTGTGAAGATGTATTAAGCAAAGAAGATTATGAATTTAAAACAAAGAATATGAATAAAGACATTGTTTACGCTAACTATCAACAAGAGCCAATAGATGTAAAGAATAGATTATATACATTATTTAAAACTTATGAAAAATTACCACCAGCACATTATGTTATGAACTATACAGATACTGCAGACGAAGGTGATGATTATTTATGTTCAATAGATTATCAGATGTATAATAATGAACACTATATTTTAGATGTTATTTTTACACAAGATCCGATGGAAGTAACAGAACCAGCAGTAGCAGAAATGATGACCAAAGATAATGTTGGAAATGCAAATATAGAAAGTAACAACGGTGGCAGAGGATTTGCAAGAAATGTAATAACAAATTTAAGAAAATTGGGTAACAGACATACAAATGTTAGATGGTTTCATCAAGGAGATAATAAAGTTGCGAGAATATTAAGTAATTCAACAGGAGTAATGAACAATGTGTATTTTCCTATTAATTGGGAAGATAGATGGACAGAGTTTGCTAAACATTTAAAACATTATGTAAGAACAGGAAAAAATGAACATGATGATGCAGAAGATTGTTTAACAGGGGTATATGAAAATCCAAAACCTAAAAATATAAATATGGAAATGACTAATAAATCATTTATAAAAATGTAACACCTACCAAGTGGGTGCTTTTTTTGATTGGAGGGAACAATGTTAAGATATAGCAAGGAAAGATTAGCAGAAGAAAGAAGTATAACAGACATATATTTTAAAGCTCAAGAAGAATTAGACATTAGAAAAGAATTATATGAGAAGTTCAGAAGAAAACTAACAGACGAAGAATTAGCAAGTTTGGATGATGAAGATATAAAAGTACCATTAGAAAGATATATATCAATTATGTCAGCAGGTTATTTTGGAGGAAAAGCACCGACTTATAAAGTAAAAGCTTTTAATGCAGACAAAGACAAGATAATAAAAGAATTATTTAATCATGAAACTAACGATGAACAAGAAATAAAAGAAATAGAAGAATTAATAAAACATATAGTTGATTATAATAAGGATGGTTCACATTTTTTACACATGGTTTTAGATTATTTAGTAAAAAGAGCTTGTTATGAAATATATTATAAAGATGAAACTACAGGAGAAATAATAATAACAAGAAGTGATGCGTTAGAAACGGTTGCTATATGGGATTATTCATTACCAAAAAAAATAATAGGTATATATAGAATAATCCGTACATATATGGCAAATGGTGAATATCAACAAATGATAGAACTAACAACTGCTGATGGAAAAAGGTACTATTACGATACACCAGAAAAAAGAAAATTATTTGGGACACCAATATACGAACAACAATTTAAAGATGAATCATTATTTAAAGAAAATATAAAAGAGAAACAGCCCAAAAAATGGGATGACGATATACCGGCAACAGCAATAGAAAATTGTGATGGAATGGCAATATTTGAACCGGTAATAAGTTTAATAAAAGCGTATGAAAGATGTATTCAAAATTCGAGAAATGTATTCAAATATAATGACGAGGCAATATTGGCAGTAAAAGGATATACACCAGAAAATCCAATGATTATACAAAACGATAAAGGCGAGGATATCATAAATCCTGCAAGACAAAAAGAAGATGAGTATGTATTAACAAGTAGAGTAAGATATTTAGATGGAAACAGAGAAGTTGATAGTAATTTATGGTGGGTTGAAAAGAATGTAAATGATACAGCATTACAGAACCATAAAAAAACATTAATGGATATTATATGTTTATGTTCATTTTGTCCTAATATGACTGATTTAGGTTTTACATCAGCAGATAATAATAGTGCATTAGAAAAAAAGTTTTTTGGCTTACAACAATATATAGCAACATTTGAAGGAGATTTTCTTGAAGGATTAACAAGAAGATGGAGAATTATATTAGAAAAATTCAATAAGGAAAAAAGCAAAACGTATGATTTTAGAGATATTGAGGTGAAATTAAATAGAAATTTACCATCAGACAAGGCAACGGACATTACAAATGCATTAAAAGTAAGAGGATTATTACCAGATGAGACAGTTATAAATTTATTAAATCTTGATTTAGATGCAACAAGCGAATTAGCAAAAATGGATCTACAAAATGAAGAAAACATACAAAAGAATTTACAACAAATGCAAATTATGGGACAAACAGGAGTAGAGCAAGATAAGCAAGATGATAAAGTAACAGATTTAACAGATACACAGAAAGCACAAAAACTAACAGCAGACGATAAGAAAGAACAAGCAAAAGTAGTTAATAAGCAAATTAATAAAGAATAGAGGTGCTTTATATGTGGGAGCAACATGATAATTATATGAAACAATTAAAACAACTATATAATAAAACATCAAAACAAACACAATTAAGATTGCAAGAACTCTTTGATACATTTAATTTTACATCAGAAAATATATATAATATAGCTGATAATAAAACTAAAAAAAGAATAAATACATATATAGAGCGGTTGGAAAGAACAAGGACTACTAAAAAGCAATAACTACTTTACTGTATTAGCATACAATATTTATAAAAGAACAAGAGTAAAGAATAGTGAAATACTTGAATTACTTATTTATAGTGTATATATAGAAGAACAAAGCAAACTTGAAGAGCAAGAAAATCAAATAATGTATGAAGATGTTAATTATTACTATGAACAAGGACAACAAGAAGTAACCAAAAAGAAAAATTCATCAATAATTCCAATGGCTTTGTTTCTTGCATTATTGGATCAACCTAATTATTCAGGATTTAATTTAAAACAATATATTGAGATAATAATCAAATATAATACAGAGCAATTGTACAAACAAGTAATTTGTGATATAATGCAACAAAAAAGCCTAAAAATCGATTCTAATGTTTATCAGAATATAATAAACAAGCAAAATAATCAAAAGCTCAATATAAATAATGACAAAATATCAGGCTATATGGATTTAACATTAATAGGTTTAAGTAATTTAGCAAAAGTTGAAGGAATAAAATCAGTTGCAGAAGATAATGCAAAAGTTAGATTTGTTGCAGTAGAGGACGATAGAACTACGTTGATGTGCCAAAGCCTTGATGGACAAGAGTTTTATATCAATAAAGAAAATGTATTTGATAGATACTGGCGGAGAAACACAAAAAGAATTAACAATGCAAAGGATACGATGTAGAGGACTTGTTTTGGGGTTAAATCTTCCAACAATAATGCACCATTATCACCATTGCAGAAGTTATGTTGTGTATTTACCATATTATGAACTAGAAAAGAAGTATGGTATTTTTGATAGTGATTTAGAAAAGATTGTAAAAAATAAATATAATGTTCAAAAAGCCAAATTAAAAGGATTGGATAAAGAAGCATTATTGAAAACATTAAATAATATGAATAAAGTTTATAAAGATTTTCCACAAATAGAAAATGCAATAAAAGAAATAAGAGTAATAGAACATCCATATGGAGGATTAAATATAACTCCAGATATACAGGATAATAAATGTATAATGGAAGTAAGTAGAAACTTTTATGGAGATGAAAATATAGTAAAAGAACAATATCAAAATGATGTAAAAAATGGATTTCATCCTAAAAATACAAAGTATGAGGATTTAGGAAATCACGAATTAGGCCATTGTGTTACATATGAAATAATTAAAAACAGATATGCTGATAAAAATCTAATAATTAAAGACTGGAATAATGATATAACAACAAAAGAAATTGTAGCCAAAGCATTTCATAATTTAGGAGTTAATGATAAAATGTCACAAGACTTATTAAGGAATAATATTTCTAAATATGCAAAAACGAAATATAGTGAGACAATAGGAGAAGCATTTTCAGATTATTATAGAAATGGAAAAAACGCAAGTATATTAAGTAGAGAAATCATAAAAATAATGAGAGGAATGATATAAATGATACTGAATCCTAGATGGTTAGATTGGTTATCTGATGAAGAAGACGAAAATGGAAATAGGACAAAATTAAAAGAAAACACACCTGATGACATACGAAAAGAGTATGAAAAATTAATAAAATAAGAACAAGAAAGCATGAGAAACAATAAATTAAAGAAAACAATATTTTAAGCACTTACTAAAAAGTAGGTGCTTTTATTATGGAAAGAAGAAGGAATTATGCAAGAACAATTAAAAACAGAAGTAAATGAAAATGTAAAGAAATCTATTATAGCAATAGGACAAGAACTCATAAAGAGAGCAGATGATATAACAAACGATTTAAAATTTGTTGCTAATATTGAAATTTATGCAAAATTAACACCAGATGAAATAACTAATTTTGATGTAAAGAAAAATTATATGGCGACATACGAAGATAAGGAGGAAAAATAATATGTGGTTATTAGTTTTAATGTTAAGCATTAAATTACAAATGCCTACTTGGTATTGGATCATATTTACTATAATTACAATATTTAGACCAATTATAGGGCTGTTTTGTAATATTATAGAGAATGAAATAATCAAAACAACGAATAAAATTGATACACCAGATAAGGTATTAAAAGATACAATGGAGTGTTCAATCAATAAATAAGTTATTAACATTTTATAATTATATAACAAGAGCTAAGTCGACTAGTTCTTATTTTTATGCCCTAGACAAGGCTTTAAAAGGTCTATTTTTATTTGGTTAGACTTCCGTAAAAAGTCAAATAGTTTGGTTATAACTTAGCCGAGAAAGTTAAAGGAGGGCATTATTTATGGAAAATAATGAAGAAATAAAAAAAGATATGGAATCTACTGCCGAGAGTGTAGAAAAAGTTGAAACGTCAAAAGTAGAAGAAAATAAAGAAAAAACTTTTACAAGAGATGAAGTAAACAAAATGATTAATGCTGAAAAGCAAAAACAAAGACAAGCAATTTTAGAAGAAATGGAAGCAAAGAAAGCAGAAGCTGATAAACTTGCAAAGATGGACGAAGATCAAAAGAAATCTTATGAATTAGAGCAAGAAAGAGCTAGAGCAAATAAAGCTGAAAATGAACTAAATGCTTATAGACTAAAAGACGAAACAATTCGCCAAGCAAGTCAAAGAGGTATCTCATTAGGATATATAGAAACTATTGATTTTTCAAAAGAAACTGCTGAAAGTATCAATTCAAAATTAGATATATTTGAAAAAGTATCAAAAGCAGAGAGAGAAAAAACAATAAATGAGTATTCTAGAGAACCTGCTCCTCAAACAGGAGATTCAATTGAAGGTTCTAAACCAGAAAGTCAAATGACTTATGAAGAACTTTGCAAATTATCAAAATATAAAAATTAAAAGAAAGAAGGTATAAAAAATGGCAGATTTTACAAGTACAGGAACATTTAACAAAAAATACTTTAATGAAAGAGCATTCGGTGCTTATTATGACACAATCCCACAAGAAAGATTAAATTTATTAATAAAATCAGGAGTATTACAAGGAAACAATAGAATAAGAGAAATGTTTGCATCACAAACCGGTGCTGAATATGGAATAATTCCAATGATAGGAAGATTAAAAGGAAAACCAGTAAACTATGATGGAAAAACAAAATATGATGAAGGAAAAACATTACCAACATATAAACAAGGTGTTGTTGCTATTGGTAGAAAAGACAAGTTTTATGAAGATGACTTTACATATGATGTAACATCTAAAAAAGACTTTATGAGTCAAGTTGCAGACCAACTAGGAGATTACTGGGATAGCGCATGGGAAGATGTACTATTAATTATAACAAAAGCATTATTCTCAATGAAATCAGATGCAGGTAAAGTTTTTGCTTCAAAACACACATATGATATATCAGGAGAAAAAGAGTCATCAGTAGCTGAAACAACATTAAATACAGCGTTACAAAAAGCATGTGGAGATAGAAGAAGAAACTTTAAATTAGCAGTAGCAAACTCTGTAATAGTAACAAATCTAGAAGGAAAAAAATTAGTAACAAACTTAAGATACAATGACCCAAATGGAATTGAAAGAGAACTAAATGTTTATACATGGAATGGAAAATTATTAATTGAATATGACGAAATAACAGAAGAAGAGGGAGACCCAATATATGCAAAAACTTCTGATAAAACTTTAACAGAAGGAAAAACATATTATACAAAAAGCGGAACAAATTATACAGCAGTTGCAGAACCTTCTGTTGAAAATATTGGAAACTATTATGAAGTTTCAGGATAAGGAGATTCTAAGTATGTTACTTATGTTTTCGGAAAAGGAGCATTTGACTATGAAGACTTAGGAGCAAAAGTACCTCATGAAATGGATAGAGATGCTGATAATGATAGAGATTACTTATATGAAAGACAAAGAAAAGTAATGGCTCCTCATGGTGTTAGTTACTTAATGAAAAATCAAGCAACAGATTCACCAACAGATGAAGAATTAGCAGATGGAGCAAACTGGGATTTAGTAGTAGGTTCTGATGGAAATACATATAACCATAAAGAAATCGCTATAGCAAGAATAATCTCAAAAGGATAGAAAGGAAGGCAATAGATGTTAGAACAAATAAAGCAAAGATTAGGAGCAAATTACATTGAAGATACAGATAATGTAATAAAAGACATAATAGATGATATGACTTCTATTGCCTGTGCTGCTTCTAATCGAAAAGAAGATGATAAAAAGTTATTTCCATACATAAAAAAAGCTGTTATATCCGAATATTTATGCAGAGGAGCAGAAGGCCTTTTATCAAGAAATGAAGGAAGTGTTTCTTCAACATTTAATGATATAGAAAAGAAATTAAGGATAGATGTATCAACAATAAGGAGGCTACTTTAATGTTATTACGAGATTTAACAAAAGTCTACATATCAGAATATAAAGAAATAGAAGACCATCGGAGAAACAGAAAAAAAGTGGAGATATAAAGGAAAAGGCTTGTCGGTAAAAGAAATAAATGAAATGTCAGTAAAAGAATTGAATGAGCTAGAAGTATATAAATTAGCAAAGGAAAGTAATGTTGGTATAGCTTATTTAAATATTCAGCAGGATATAAATGAACTCGATAGGAAATCAACAGGAGAAGTTGACTATAGTAGATATAAAGCAAGAACTACAAGAAAGTATCTTATAAATAAAGGTGATGGAATATCATTTGAAAATATATCGGAGCTAGAAGATTTTATACCAGAATATTATGTAAAAGATGCTTTAAAAATAGGTAGTACAATGTTATACATATTGGAGAAAATGCAAAAATGATTAATTTTAATTGTAACATAAAAGTAAAACATAATTTTAAAAATATAGAAGCTATAATTCAAAAGGTACCAGAGATGGCAAAAGAAATAACAGAAGATGTTTTAAATAGTATTAGAGGTTATGCTATAAGATTGGAAAAAGGTCATAAGGAAAACGGAATATTAATTGAAATGATTGATATGTCAACCAAAGAAGTAAAGGGAAGGGTTTGTGCAGACCCTTCTAAATTTGTTACTGAAAATGGTCAATCATATTTGTGGTTTGAGTATTTTGGAACAGGACAATATGCAGAACAAGAACATATAGGAAAAACAAAGCACTTTATTGAATCAGGTTATACAGAATGGTATATACCTGTAAACAAAGTAGGGAGGTCATTAAGTTATCCGATTGTAACTATAAATAACAAACAATTTTATGTTGCAGTTGGAGCAAAAGCAAATCATTTCCTTGGAGATGCTGAATTTCAAAGTAGAAATAAAAACGCAGAGATTATCAAGAAAAAATTAGATCAGATGTTAAAGGAGGTATGCAAATGAGAGATTTAAGTATAAAAGATTTCAGTGATTTATTATATGAACAATTAGAACCATTAAAATACAAACAAATATTAACAAATCCAACAACAACAAGTAAATTTCCTTGTCTTGAATTACATACACCTTTGAAATCTGTGAATAAAACAGAAAATGCATTTCCAATAAAGTCTACATTTCAAATATCTATAACATGTTGGAATGAAAAACAAAGACAAGCAATGCAAATGACAGATGAAGTTAGTACAAAACTTCAAGAATTAAATTTTATAAGGACAAATACCAGCCCAGCAATATACGACTCTATATTGCAAAAATATGGTATAACAATAACATTTGAAGTTCGTTATAATTCAATAACGGCTTCTTTTAATTTAAAATAATAAGGAGGAATTAAAGATGGCAGGAAGTACAGCGAAAACAACAACACCACAAATTGCTATGAAGACAGAACTATCATATTCAACAACATTGACAGGAGATAGAATTAAAATAGGTTATGTTCAGAAGATTGGACAATTAAAAGCTTTAAAAGATGGGCAAACTTATAGTGCGTTAGATTTAGATGAAGAAAGAATGGCAAAAGGAAAAAGAAAAGCAGAAGCTGTTGATATCGAAACAATGTTTATACAAGAGACACATAAAACAATGACAGGGATAGCAGATGCAGACACAGAAATATATTTATTTTTAAAATATCCAGAATCAACAGCATCTGTAGCAGGAAAACCATTAGTTCAAACAGTTAAATGTACAATAGATATAGCAGGTCAAGAAGTTAATGATGGAGATTTTATAAAAGACACTATGAGAGTGTTTAAAAATTCAAAAGTTGTTGAAACAGATGGATATCCAATTGAAGGGGATGCAACAAAATTTGAAGATTAGGAGAAGGTAAGAAGGTAAAACCTTCTCTCTTTTGCAAAGGAGATAGAAAATGATTATAGAAACCAAGAATAAAACAATTAATTTAGTACTAAAAACAAGAAAAATAGTAGACATAGCTAATCTACTAAAAAATAAAAATTTTGAAGAAGTATTTACAAAAGCATATTCTATATTAGATATAGAAGCATTGTCAAAAATAATATTTAAATTAGCAGAAAATGAAGATGAAAAAAGTGTATTTACATCATCAGAAGAAGTTTATGATTTTATAGATGATTGTAGAAAAGAAGGAATAACAATCAGTGATTTATATTCAAAGATAGCAGAGGCGTTGAATGAAGAGGGTTTTTTCAAAAAGAAGATGTCAAAGAAAGAATTAAAAGAAGTGACATCAAATCCTTTATTAACAATGAATATGAACGACTTAATTCAAAAATCAACAGAAAGTGTAGTAAGCAAAATAGCAGAGAAACAATTTCAAGAACAAGGATTTCAAAATTACGAGGATTAAATGATATTGTAGAAATAATAAAAGAATCCAATAATTTGATAGAAATGATATATTCAATAGAACCCTTGGCTTATTATTTTGATATGAAACCAAATGAATTTTGGAATAGTAGATATTCAGAAATAAACGTATATTGTCAAACACATCTTATGAAAATAATTGACGATTTAAAGCGTGAAATAAACTTGCAAGAAGCTGTAACAAACAAATTAATAGCAGGTGATTGTATGAATCAAAATGCAAAAGTAATTCTTATTAGAGAAAATTACAAAGAATTATTTGATGAAGAAGGAAAAGAACAAACATTAGAAGAACAAAGAATGCTATTTAAAAGTTAAAAAATATATAAAAATTATATTTTCGACAAATTTCGACAACATTTTTCTGAAAAAGTGATATAATCCTTTTATAATAATAAATAAAGGGGAGAAATAGCTATGACAATAAAAGAAGCTGTAAAAGGAAATGGAACAATGTTAGAAATTTTGGCATGTTCTGGAATGATAAAAAAGGCAGAAACAATGTTATCAAATGATGAAAATGTGGAGTTTGCCTGTGTTTATAATGTGTATACTGAACCTAATAATGAAAATTTAAAAGTAAATATTGGATTGGATACTAAAAAGAAAAATGCTGGAGTAATAGTATTGACAAATAAAAGAATATTCTTTTTAAGTTCGATTTTAGGAAAGACTATAAGTAAGCAAATTAAAATACAATATATACAATCAGTAGATTATAAAACAACACTATCATTAGCTACAATAAGAATAAAAGGAATTACTGAAATGATAGTAATTGAAGCTACTAAGAAAACAGCAGAAGAAATGATAAGCAAAATAAATGATCTACAAAGTAATTCTAATAGTGAAAAGACTTCTTTTGGTAGCATATCACAAGCTGATGAACTACTAAAATTTAAAAAATTACTAGATGAAGGCATAATAACACAAGAAGAATTTGAAAGAAAAAAACAACAATTATTAAAGTAGGATGGTTAAGATAAATGTTTCAATTGATATGGTTCTTATTATGCTTGCCTTTTTATTTATTTTATATAGTTGTTAAAGTAGAAATATATTTTTTAATTTTTATTATAAAATTAATAAGCAATATAGTTACTGCACTATTACAAAATGAAAGAAACTACAAGCCCAATAAGTTTAAGACAACAAATTCATTAATCAGTATAGAAAATAATAGTAAGAAATTAAGCTATAATGATGAAAAAGAAGTAATAGTTCATAAGAGTGAATATAAATTAACTCAAATAACAGATATAGAGCTAAAGATTACTATTGATAAAATCCAAGAGATATATAAAGAACTTGGATTCGATGTAAAAGTTATAAATATTATAAAAGAAAAATATATAACTGAATACGAGGGAATTTTTCCTCAAAATGTTACTCAAGCTGATATTTTATCTATATCGGGTAAAGTAATAAATGAATTTGAAATAGATGGAGTAAAAATTGTCGGAAATACTAAGAAAAATAATAGAATATATATACAAATACCATTAAAATATGAAAAAACACTTACTTAGGTAGGTGTTTTTATTTGTCTTTATATTCTTTTAGAAACATTATATACCTGATAACATCTCTGAGAAGAGATAGGTAGATTATATAACAAAAAATATAAAAATGAAAGGAGGATTAGCTTATGACAGTGGAAGAAATAGAAATCATTGTAACTGCAAAAGTAGAAGAAGCATTAAAAGAATTTGAGAAGTTTTTACCAGCAATAAAGGAAGTAATGAAACAAGCACAAGAAGCTTTTTCAAAAGTAGATATGAAAGAATTTCAAAAAAATATCAATCAATCATTTATGTTAGTAAAAAAACAATTAGCAAATTTGAAAAAAAGTTCTGAAAATAATCAAATAAAGATTAAAATAACAAATGCAGAAGCAATAAAACAAATAAGACAAGTAAAAAAAGAATTAGATGCATTACATAAGCAACATACTGCACGGAGATATAAGCATAAAAAGTAATAATATAAAAGGTTCAAAAGAAAATACTAATGGTAATTTTGATCCAAACGATATTAGTGGAATGACAATAAATGGACAAACATTTAATATAAAGAATATTACTGGTTATTCTAAAGAAATAATGAAATTAACAGGACATTTAAAGACACTGAAAAGTGCATCAGAAGATGTTAAAATTCCAGAAATAAAAGCACCTGAGATTAAAACTCCTGAAACCAAAATAACTGGCTATAGAGGAAGCATTAATAATAATACAGAAAATATTAACCCAAATACTAATTCAATTAATTTGTGGGATATGATAAAAAGTAAAATTCAACAAGTTATTCCATTTGTTAGACAATTTAAACAACAAATTCAACAAGTGGGAGGCTCAAAAGAATTAGAATTAGTAAAATATAAAATAAGTGAGGTAGAAGAAAAACTAGAAAACGCAAAAGAGGGTAAGATACATTTAAACACTAAAGAAATAATAGAAGCGGAAGCAGAATTAGAAAGATTAAACAATAAAAAAGATAAGCTAGAAAAAGGAGGCAAAGGAAACTTTTTCTCTAGCTTTTTTTCAAGTTTAAAGAAAATAACACCATCTATAAATAATATATCAGGAATAACAATTAAAATTAGGAACCAAATAAAACAATGGAATGGTGGGATAAAAAATGGACTAGGACATGTATTAAAATATGTGGGAGCCTTAGTTAGTTTAAGAAGTATCTATTCTGCATTAAGTGGTAGTGCTCAATCTTGGCTAGGAAGTCAAAATAAAGGAGCACAACAATTAAGTGCAGATATAGAATATATGAAATATGCAATGGGAAGTGTATTTGCACCAGTTATACAATATGTAACTAGTTTAGTATATCAATTGATGAAAGCTATTCAAAGTGTAGTTTATGCAATGTCAGGAGTAAACATATTTGCTAAAGCAACAGCTTCATCAATGAAAAATACATCAAGTAGTGCAAAACAAGCAAGTAAATCTTTATCAAGTGTACATAGTGAAATTAACAATGTTTCAGATAATAACTCAAGTAACAGAGATGTAACAACATCACCTAGTATAGATTTGTCACAAATGGACAATCAAATGAGTTCGTTCGGACAAAAATTATATGAATTTTTTAAGCCACTAAAAGAAAGCTGGGATAATTATGGAAGTCAAGTAATTGAAAAACTAAAAACAACAGCAGAACAAATGGGTGGATTAATTTCATTTATATGGAAAAGTTTCGAAAATATTATAACAAATGGTACAGCATATTCAATTTTGGAAAATATATTAGCAATAATAGGAGATATATCAGAAGCCATAAAAAATGCATGGCAAAATAATGCAAATGGAGATGCCATAGTACAAAATTTAGCAAATGCATTTAATAACCTTTTGGAAGTAATAAAAAAAATAACACAAAGTACAATTTTCCAATGGTTTTTAGATGTTGGCGTGTTGGCAATAGAAAAACTTACAGAAGCAGTTGAATGGGTAACACAAAAAGTTGATGAATTTGTGGGCTTTTTAACAGGAAGTAATGATGAATTAGATGGCTGGGCTATTGTAGTAGGTTCTATTGCAACTGCAATAGGCTTAGTTGTAGCAGCACTTGGATTATATAATATAGTTGCAGGAATTGCAGCAGTTGTTACGGCTGTTTTAACTTCACCAATTACATTAGTAGTATTAGCAATAGCAGCCTTAATAGCAATAATTGTTTTATGTGTTAAACATTGGAATACAATAAAAGAAACAATGATTAAAGTAGCTACAACAATAAAAGAAAAAGTGATAACAGCATTTAACTATATGAAAGACAAAATCTCAACTATATTTAATACTATAAAAACAACTATTGTTAATATCTGGAATGGAATTTGGAACGGAATAAAAAATATCATTAATAAAATATTAGGTGGAATAGAAAGCTTTGTAAATGGAACTATAAAAGGTATAAATAAACTATTATCAGGTATAAGTAAAGTTGCAAATGCAATAGGTTCTTTTATAGGTTTAAATCCAATTTCATTGCAAATAAGAACAATTTCATTACCACGACTTGCAAAAGGTGGAGTATTAACAGAAGCAACAGCAGTAGTAGCAGGTGAATATTCAGGAGCAAAATCAAATCCAGAAATTGTAACACCACAAAATATTATGCGTGATACATTTGAAGATGTATTATCAGATTTTGCATCATTAGATAATAACGATAGACAAATAAACTTAACAATTAATGTAGGAAACAAAAAACTAGGACAAATATTACTAGATGATTTAAGGGATAAAACAAGAAGAACAGGAAAAGACATAGAAGCTTTAATAGGAGGATAAAATTTACAATATATGTTGAAAAAAATCTAAAAATAAGATATAATAAACAAAAGTTCATAGGGAGTAAGAAATGGAAGAAAACTACATAAATATAGGTAAAATAGAGGTTGCATTATTTTCAAAGATATCAACAGATATAATTACAGATGAAGTAATATTAACAAATGAGAGATTTTTTCATATCATCGGTGGACATAAAGATGACTTTGAATTGTATTCTAATATGATACCAGATATAATTAAAGAACCAGATTACATATTAAAAGATTATAAGAATGAAAATACTGCAATGATAATAAAACAAGTTGAAGAAACAAATATAAATATTATAATAAAATTAGCAATAAGTGAAGACAAAGTACATAAGAAAAATTCTATAATGACAATGTATAGAATAAGAAATAAAAATTTAAAAAAATTAATGGAAAAGAATAAAACTATTTACAAAAAAGAATAAATATAGTATAATTATGATAGAATAAAATATAGGCATTGAAGTGGAGAATGTGCTACCACGCACCTAGAAATAGGTCAAAAGAAATGTAGGAAAGGGCACACCTACCAATTACCTATATTAGTAGGGTCTCTTACAATTAGTAAGAGACTCTTCCGTGTTATTAATAATTATATAAGGAAAGTTTTTGAGGACGGAACAGTTGACCGTCACCCTTGGCTAGGAGATGTGGAAAGGTCACTCCACCTAAACTTTCTTGAACAAGAAAAGAATGTCAGAAATGGCATTCTTTTTGCTTACCATTAGAAAGGATATAGCATGGTATGGAGAGAACATGGAAAAGAAGAAAATTTACCAACACCAAGTGCATATAGTGCAGATATAGAAGATACAGACAAAGACAGTTATACATCAAACGATGATGGTTCTTTAATTGATAATCCCATAGCTGTGGGAATGTTAAAACTTTCTATGTCATGGGATTTTAATACAGAAGAAGAAGCAGAAGAATTATGTCAAAAAACATTTAAAAATCCATTTATATTGGATATAAAAATTCCAGTTGTAAAAGGTGGATTTTTAGAAGGAGCTAAGTTTAGAGTTTCAAAGAGAAAAGTTGAAATGATAAAAACAGAAAAAGGAACAGAAACAGAAAAGACAAAATGGAAAACATCATTTAATTTAATGCAAAAAGAATTAACAGATGCACAAAAGCAAATTGTTTTGGAGGTAAACGATGTATAAAGGATTAACAGAAAAAGCAATAAAAACAATATATAAAAGCAATGCACTAACAGTTACTAATATTTATATAGATGATGTATTATTAAATCCCAAATATTTGCTAGATTTTAAACATGGAGGAGAACTATTTGATGAAAAACTAGAGTTGGGAAGTGTTCCAAGTCAATACATAGAGATGAAAATACACAAAAGTTCTGGAATAATAAGCGCTAAGACAATAAGAATAGAATATGGTGTTTTAGTAAATCATGCAATAACAGTTGCAGAACTAAATAAAATGCTAGTATGTGATCTAAACAAATTACAAGTAAAAAGTTTAGCAAAACATGATGATAGTTTTGAAATGATGCCAATACGGGATTTATAATGTAGATGACTATGACGATGAAGATAGCAATGTAATAAATATAAAAGCTGTAGACAATATTATAAAATTAGATGCAGACGATGGATATTATGATGCTAGTGAATTGATAAAGAAAAAAGGCTATGCAACTTTAAGTGAAATAGCAGAAGATATATGTAAAAAGAAAGGGCTTGAATTAGAAACAAGCTCTTTTCTTAATTCTAATAAAAAAATATATGTTTATGACAATGAAGTAAAAGCAAGAGAGTATATGAGTTATATTTCAGAAAAAGCTGGAGGATTTTGTTGTGCTGGTAGAACTGGTAAAATTCAAATAAAAAAACTTGGAGAAGATGAAGAAATAATTCCTCAAAGGTTATTTAAAACTTACAAATGGGGTGAAGGACATCAGATATCAAGAGTAGCTTACGAGAATGGAACAGAATCATTTAAAGTAGGAGATGAAACAAAAGATACACTTTGGATTAGACAAGAGAATTTATTTATTAGCGAAGAAGATGATATCCAAAAAATATATGATGCTGTAAAAGATTTAGATTTTTATAGTTTTGAAGGAACAACAATAATAAATCCAGCTGTCGATATTGGAGATATTATTAATATTGATGGCAAAAAGGTAATTTATCAAGGCGAAATGACATTAAACAAACGATTTATAGCAGACATAAAAAGTAAAATAGCAATAAAACAAAAACAAGATACAACAACAAGAAAACAGAGCCAACAAGTTATAAATAGAAAAATTCAAAGTCAAATAGACGAAGAAAATTTAAAATTAACTCAATTAGCTAAGGAAACAACAGAAAACACTGAAAAACTAACAAAACATGAACAAACGATAGATTCTATAAGTGACAAAGTTTCTCATATAGAAGAAACAACAAATACAATTGAAGGAAACAAAACAATACAATTAGGAAATGCAATTGCTGGAGAATTAATTGAGTTACATATATATGGAAACAATGATGTATTTAGCTATTTAACAATAAGTGATGATGTAGTTTTAAGTGATGATTTGTATTTATTAGGTGATAGCATAGTTGTAGTAAAAGACTCAAAAGGAAATTCTAAAGAATATGAGCTTGGAATTACAGAGCCTTTGAGACAAAAAGATGATGTTTATGATGAATATGTTTTAAAAGACAAAAAAGCACAAATAATCCGTCGAATTAATGAAAACGGAACAATTAAGGCTAAAGAAACAATAGAAGATTTAGGACAATTCTCAATTGAATTATTCGATGGTACAAACACATTATCAATAAAAAACTATACAGCAAGATTGAAAGCTAAATTTGCAATTCAAAATGATATGACTAACATTTATGCTAGCAAAGTTGAAATGAATAGTGCAATAGAGCAATCAGCAGAGAAAGTTGATATTAATATAAATAAGAAACTTGAAAGTTATTCTAAAACAACAGAGATGAATGCTTTAATTGATGTAAAAGCTGAGGAAATATCATCACAAGTCAAAGAAAAGGTTGGAAAAACGGAAGTTGGAACATATATAGAGCAGAATAAAGAAGCGGTTAAACTAGCTTGGAATCAAATATCAGAATTTATACAAATGATGATAATAAATAATAATGCAAGTTTTGCAATATTAGATAATAATAAAAAAGTACTAATGGCTCTTGATAAAAGTGGACAACATTTCTATAAAAGTGATGGTAAAACAATTTTTGGTGATATGGGTGTACAAAAAGAAGACAATGATCAATATATTGCGTTTTCTGTTTTATCTGACTACAATCAAAAAACTTCAAATGGAATGGCTTGGGGAATAAAAACAAAATCAGACAATAAATTTCATCCGATTTTTTATATAAAAAACTTTGAGATGGCAGAAAAAGATTCTGATGCATCGTATGGTGAGTTAGTATTAAGTTTTTGTAATATACTTTTAAACGGAATTTCAACAGGAATAATTAGTGGAAACATAAAAATGTATGGTGATGATGCAAATAATGCTATTCAATTTATAAATACAGATACAGGGGATATTTTACTATCAATAAGTACTAAAGATTTAGAGACAGAATATGAAAAAATAAAAATACTAAATAATATATCATTTTTTAAGAATGTTGGTGGAACAAATTCATTTAAAATAGGAAATGGAACAAATAATTATGTTTTGTTTGAAGATGATGGCTCAATAGGGTGTTATGGAGGTACTGTTAGACTTGGATTGACAGGCAAAGAGGTAAGCTTTGATTTGTATGTTAAAAGTTTAGCATCGATATATGGTGATTTAAATGTAAATGGAAATGTATATGCAAATAACATATCTTCAGATAGAAGAATAAAAGACAATATAAAAGATTGTGATGTAAAAGCATTAGATATAATAAATAAATTTCAACATAAGCAATTTGATAAAAAAGATGATGGAAAACATTATAATATAGGTTATATAGCACAAGATATGGAAC